TGGTCTTATAAAGAAGCCAAGATAACTGAGGATTCTATAATCAGCGACGACCTTAAAATGCGTGGCGTAAACTTTGAGAATGTTGCCTATGGCTACTATGAGGATAAGGAAATCGTGAGGCAATATGATGAAGAGGGTGTGGAGTTACCTCTCTATATGAAAGACCTTGACCTGACGCCTGCAGAAAGACCTCTATCAATAGAGGAAGAAGTTGTCCAGCTCAAAACTAAAATGAACAAGCTGGATGAAGATGTAAAGACGCTAAAATTGACTGCGGTGAAGTAAACCAAACTGGATGAGTAATGTTTGACAAAGCATATTTTGACCAGATTTATTTTGATGGGAAAGTAGCCCCTGTAACACTTAGTTTAAGGTCTTCTACTAATACCAGGGCGATACTCTCGATTGATACTTCTGTAAGTTCAGAATGTAGAAGTGTATCGAATACCAGGGCATCTTTAATCTTAGATACAAATATTAGGCTTGCTTTCAAATCCCTGACTAATACCAGGGCAAGCTTGATAAAAGTTACAACAATCACGTACCTTGTCTGCAGGTCGTTAACTAATACCAGAGCAAATATATCATTAGATACACTAATAGGATTATCCCTAAAGGATTCAACTGATACTAGAGCCAGTTTAATACTTCGAACGTTAATCGGATTAAGCCTAAAGTCCAGTACGAATACAAGGGCAGCTCTGAGCATTGCAACGATTATTCTGTTAAGTCTAAAGTCCAGTACTGCTACTCGATGTGATTCGAGCCTAGATACATTAATAAGGCTGGCATTAAGCTCACTAACTAATACTAGAGCAAATCTTGAAGCGAATACTGTAATTCTGTTAGCGATACGCAGCATTACTAACACACGGGCAGCATTGGCTATTGCAACAATGCGTAGGTATTCTACAATCAACATGAGAATGCCCGATCGTGAATTAATAGCGACAATTCCAGAGAGGGAATTAGTAACAACAATTTCAGGTAGGAATCTTGATATGGGAGTTAGACAAAATGTCTGATGTAATTATTCAAAGAGGCGATTATGGATTTTACCTTACAGGGGCTGTAACAAATGATGATGGCTCGGCGTTTGATTTAACTGGTTATACGTTGACATTTAAGGCATGGGAAGAGGGTAATTGGGAACATCCAGTAGTAGATAGTACTGCAGAAGTTGTTTCCGATACACAAGGAACATGGCAGTATCTTGTTAAGGAAAATGACTTTATTACAGCTAAAAAGTTTTATATCGCTGTTAGGGCTACAAAAGAGAATGCACAAGAGACTACACGAAATTACACACTAGAAGTTAAGGAGTCTCCATGAATTTATATGCTAGTTTAGATGATTTGAAACACCTGTTAGATATTACCGGGGCTACGCAAAATAAGCAGTTAATGCGTATTTTGGAGAGTGCAAGCCGTCAAATAGAAAAGCCTAAACTTGCTGGACGATGGTTCTATTGCTGGGAAGGGACTCGATATTATGACGGTGCGGGAAGTCGTCTGTGGTTGCCAGACGATATACTTTCTATAACCACCCTGAAATGCGATGAAGATGGCGATGGAGTCTATGAATCCACTCTAAGCACAAGCGATTATATTTTATACCCCTTAAGTGATTATCCTAAAATCAGGTTAGAGATAAGTCCGAATAGCGATTATTCTGCTTTTGCTCAGGGTGTTCCTAAAGGGGTAGAAATCAGCGGGGTATTTGGATACGCTGATTCAGCAACGCCATATAAGGCTAAAACTGCCCTTGATGAAGCGGGGAATATAGATGCGTCTGCAACTCAATTCACGGTTGACGCAGGCAGGGAAATCAAAATAGGACAAACGATAAGAATTGACGACGAACAAATGTTTGTTGAAGATGTGGTTAATAATGAGATTTATGTTAAAAGGGGCGTGAACGGGACAACAGCAGTTAATCATGATGACGATAGTGTTGTATATGTGTATACCTATCCAGAGGATATAGAACAAGCTGCACTGATACTAGCGATGAGGGCGTGGAAACGCAAAGACTCAGCGTATCAGGATGTAGTAGGAATGCCTGAAACTGGACAGGTGATTAGTTCTAAAGGTATTGACCCTGACGTCCTGGAGTTGGTTCAACCGTACAGGAGACAGGAGTATATATAATGACAGGATTTAGATTAGAATTGGTAGGCAAGGACAAACTCTTGAGGCGTTTAGATAAAAAAAATTGCAAGAAACCGATTGCAGAGTCCATAAAAAAGATAACAATGTGGTTTGAGACTACGGTAAAAGTGAGCACGCCTGTTGATACGGGAAGATTGCGTTCCAGTATAACTTCTAATATAGAGCCAGAATCAGGGACGATATTTACAAATGCCCAGTATGCACCGTATGTAGAATATGGCACGAGTAGAATGAAAGCTCGTCATGTTGAAAGGGGTTCGTCTGTAAGGCAATTAGGTAAAGGGCCGTTCACATATACATTGGAGCTATTACAGGAGAAAATAGGCTCATTTCTAGGTGAATTAGCAGATGCTATTAAAGTGAGGCTAGAATAATGGGAATGTTAGAAATTGGCGATGGACTGAAAATTAGATTAGAAACTATTAGGGGGTTAAGGGTACATTCTACTAAAGAGCTCCCTGATAGTATCAACCAATTCCCATCTGCTGTTATCCTACCAGGGGAGACGACTTATGTTACATCATTAAGGTCGAACGATAGCGATTACAATTTTCGGGTTATTTTGTTATTTAGCAAGCAAGATACGCCATCGGCGATTTCTAAAATGCTACCCTATTTAGCACCGTCGGGGGAGAAATCAGTCGTCGAGGCTATACACGGAGATAGAACACTTGATGGGAATGCCGAAGACGTGAAGGTTGTTTCAAATCGTGGTATATCTAATTTGACCTGGGGTGGTACTGCATATCTAGCAACGGAATTTTTAGTCCAAGTATGGGCTGATTAAAGGGGGTTTATATGCAATTTGACATAGATGTTTACATAATAAAAGGGGTTGTCAGAGTCCCAGTAGATGCTAAAAACATAGAAGAAGCTGAACGCAAGGCGATTAAAGAGGTCGAGCAAGCTGAAACTGGGTTTCATGGCAATTACCCGAAATCAGACAAAAAATATCTCGCATTTGTAAATAAAAATATAAATAAGGAGGTGAAACAATGAGCAGAGTAGCAGGATACGGTGGTGAAGTGCAAATTGGCACCGTTACCCAAACGGGAATCAGAGAGTGGACACTGGATTATACGGTTGCGGTGCTAGACGGGCGAGGTTTTGATGATGGTCAGCAACCTCACCCTGTCATGGGAGCAATAGAATGGGGAGGGTCTTTTAGAGGGCCGAAGGATGGAGCACCTATTACTCCATTTACCGAAGTCGGGCTTGTCCTTCAGGAATCTACTGAGACAGGGCAAAGCTGGAGCGGTAGTGCTTTCATTACAGGTATACATGACACTGTAGCAGTGGATGGACTCGTAGAATATAGTTACGACTTCGTCGGTAAAGGTACTTTGACTATAGCAACCGCATGATAAATTATGACGAGTTAATTGCATTTGTTATCAGGGAGACTGGTTGGAGTTTGGAATATACCCGTAATTTACCTCTTTATTATCTGCATGCATTAGTTGAAGAATTTAGGTACATACGTGAGCAAGAGGCATATGAGCGGGCACACAATGCTGCTTTAATTGTATGCACATTAGCAAGTAGTCAAACCAGACGCTATAAACCATGCGACATAATAGGAGAACCGCCAAAGAGGAGTTGTATGACAACGAAGAAATTAACAAGAGAACCAAAAATATATTATCTTAAATTGCTGGATGGCAAAGAGTATGAATTACCTGTCCTGAATGTAAATGTGCTAGCTGATTTAGAAGAGGCATTTCAGCAAGGATTAGAAGGGATTAGCGAATTATTCCAGACCAGGCAATTCAGTGCATTGAGGAAGGCAATTTATGTTCTGCTTCACAGGAAATATGACCTTACAGAAGATAAAATAGGCGAATTGATAGACCTGAGTAACGCCGAGGATGTAACTAAAGTAATTGCTGAATATCTAAGCGGGGAACAATGAATTCAGATGTTATAGTTAAAATCGGGGCTGATATCACGGGGTTGAATCGAGGTTTAGACAAAGCTGGCAATTCCATCAACAAATTTAGCGATAAGATTGCCAGGAGAATGCAGATAGCGGGTACTGCATTAGTAGGAGCAAGCGCTGCCATTGGTGCGAGTGCATTGAAAATGGCGGGGGATTTTGACGGCGCTATGCGTGAAGTCAACACGATGATGCAGCTTAGTGAGGAAGAGTTTAAGGACTTTTCAAAAGAGATAAAAGCTGCATCGAGCGAGTTGGGCGTAAGTGCCGTCGGCTCTGCCAAAGCCCTATATCAAGCTATTTCGGCTGGTATTCCCAAAGAGAATGTTGTTGATTTTCTTAAAGTCGCTACCAAAGCAGCTATCGGTGGTGTAACAGATACTGTAACCGCCGTTGACGGGCTAACTACTGTAATCAATGCTTTTAAGATTCCTGTCAAAGATGCTCAAAGGGTAGCCGACATTATGTTCACCACAGTGAAAGGTGGTAAAACCACATTCGAGGAGCTATCAGCCTCACTCTATAACGTTTCACCGATTGCAGCAGCGATAGGGGTTAAATTTGAAACCGTTGCTGCAGCGTTGGCTACTATGACAGCACAGGGTGTACCGACTGCTCAGGCTACTACTCAATTACGACAAGCTATGGTCGCTTTGTCTAAACCGACAGATGAAATGAAAAATGTCATACAGGAGCTTGGGTTTGCTTCTGGGCAGGCAATGTTACAAGAATTGGGGTTTGCTAAAACAATCAACCTCTTACGAGATGCAGCAAAGGGTAATAATGAACAACTAATGAAGATGTTCGGCTCGGTAGAAGCTGGACAGGCTATATTGGCATTAACAGGACAAAACGCAGAGGCTTTTGCCAATAGCCTGGGGAACATGGAAAATTCAGCGGGAATGGCTCAATCCGCTTTTGAGGAGATGGAGAAAAGCACAGCTCGCCGATTGGAAAAGTTAAGAGTCTCATTACAGAATATCGCAATTACTATTGGTGAAGCTCTATTACCAGCGTTCCAGGCGATTATGAACGCCATTGGGCCTATCATTGAAAAGGTAGGAAAGTGGATTTCAGAGCATCCCAAGTTGACAGCTGCCCTTCTGGCAAGTATTGCAGCAATTGGGGTTATTTTAATCATTATTCCTAAATTGATAGCCCTTATCGGTATATTAAAAGGAATCACGATAGTATGGACTGGTGTTCAGTGGGCGTTAAACGCTGCTATGTCTGCTAATCCCATAGGACTGGTTATTTTAGCGATAGCTGGACTGATAGCAATAATAGTATTGGCGATAAAACATTTCGACAAAATAAAAGCAGCATTTGAAGCTGTGGGAAAAGTTTTCAAGACTGTAATCAATGCAATCGTGGGTTTTTTCAAAAATATGGTAGATGCGATTAAGACCGTGTTCTGGAAAATAGTTGATATAGTTCTTGCACCTATTAGAAAAATAGTAAACGGGGTTATTAAAGGAATCAATACGGTGATAGGGTTAGTTAACAAACTCCCCGGTATAGAGTTAAAAACGATTGGATGGGAATTTCCAGAATTCGCTAAAAAAATGCAAAAGGGGGGTATTGTTACAAAACCTACAACTGCAATAATAGGTGAGCGTGGGCCTGAGGCAGTAATTCCTCTAAACAATGTTGGTGCATTAGGGGCGACTATCAATGTTACCGTGAATGGTAGTGTAGTAACAGAGCGAGAGCTTGCCGATGTAATTTACAATCAATTGATAACAAAGAAACGATACAATGCTGTGTTGGAGTTATCGTAATGGCATGGCCTACTTTAGTTTTGAGAATCGCATTTGACAGTGACCCGATGGCAGCATCGCCATCATGGACGACGGTTACAGGCGATTTGAGATATATCAATATTAAACGAGGTCGTCAACATGAATTAGACCGTATGTCTGCTGGGATTGCAGACCTCGAATTAAACAATCAGCATGGTAATTATTGGCCTAACAACGCAAGTGGTGATTATTACCCAAACGTCAAGCCAGGGAAACGAATCAACCTGTATGCGGTTTATAATGCGGTAACTTATCATCTCTATACAGGATTTATAGAGGACTGGAATCCCCGTTGGGTTGACGAAAAAGGGGGATTGTTCCCGATTATGCAGCCTCAGTGTGCTGATTTGTGTGCCAATTTAGCACGGTATTACCTGAATCATTCAGGCTATTCTGAGGAATTAAGCGGTACACGAATCGGGAATGTATTGGATGATTTTGGTTGGCCTGCAGGTGCTAGGGATTTAGATGCTGGACAAAGTTATATGCAAGCATCTGGAACGATGGAAAATGTTAACGCATGGGAGCATTTAATCACGATTCAGAAAAGTGAATTAGGAATTATCTATATTGCTGGGGATGGAGATGTGCAATTTGAGGACAGACACCACCGCCTGAAAGGCAACCACTTAACAAGCCAGGCAACGTTTGGTGATGATGTAGGGGAGAAACCGTATCATGGATTACGGCCCAGGTATGGAGCGAGCCAGATTTACAATGATGTGAGGATAAAACGAGAGGGAGGGATACAGCAATCGGCCAGTGATGCTACAAGTCAATCAAACTATGGCAAACGCTCTTTTTCGGAGACGGGATTGTTGATGACCACAGACGAAGAGGCATCTGACCAGGCGTATTTTATCCTAAAGCGCTACAAAGACCCATTTTTCAGAACTCGTACCTTGCGGATTATTCCAGAAAGTCATCCCGATGAATTGTGGCCGCAGGTGCTAGGACGTGAAATTAGCGACCGTATCACATTGAGACGGAATGAAGCTACTTTAGATGAGGACTATTTTATAGAGGGAATCGAGCATCATATAGATTTAGTGCGATATACATGGGAGACGATGTGGCAACTAAGTGCAGCGGAAAGTGTACAGTATTGGGCACTAGGGATTGATGGGGCAGGAGAGCTAGGCGAAAAAACGTATCTATGTTATTGAGAGGGAATATGATAATAACAGCGAACAAATACTTAAATATGACGTGGCAACAATACAATGATTCAGTTGTTATGCCGATGCTAGCGAAATATGGATTGAAACCTGAAATTACCGATGAGGGGAAATTAACAGCAGAAGTCAATCACGGACGGTGGATTGTCAGGTGCGAATGCGGTGGTGCTGAAAAGATGTTTGAAGAGGGGGTTTTCATGTGTCAGGCATGTTTTAATGCAGCCTATAAACACAAATACAGAAGGGCTGTTTTCCCTAAATCTCGAAAACAGATTGAGAACCTTTTACTCAAAAGACCATTACCGAATAGAAACTGGTCTGTGGGTGAAACGATTGAGGATTTGAAGCGGGAAAACGATGAACACAAGGAGGAACTACTCTAATGGGTTGGAACGCTGGCGTTACAAGAACAACAGGAGATTTGATTACAGCAGCAGACTGGAATAAATATCTCGGTGCAAGTGGTAGTCTGGAATATCTGAAAACAGAACAAGATACAATAAAAGGACTGTTGGATAATTGCACTCTTACAGAACCGACCAGAGCATTTGATACAATATATCAAAATGGTTCAAAAATACGGATAGTTATTGCAGTTATTGCTCTTAGTCCAGATGAATGGTGTCAAGTTTATATTGGTAGTTCATCTTCACCAACATATCGAGGTGATTTTAGAACTGATCTTCTCAATGATACTATTGTGCAGTGGCTTACATTTGTAGTCCCACCGAATTGGTATTATGAAATTACTAGTTATCGTGGCTCACCAAGCCTTCATAATTGGATGGAGTGTGATTTACTATGAAAAATATAATCAAAGAGCTAATAAGCTATTCATTACTAATTGCATATTCAGCTTTTATGCTGTTTATTTTCATACTCATATCCATCTATGGTGATATTGGTATTGGAGAGCCAAATAAAATTATTCTAGCATCTGAAATCATCCTGTGCATCGTTACATTGGGTTTAGGTATCGAGCGGTTGCACAATTTTATAAAACGATTCAGATAGGGGTTTAATTATGAAAACGACAGAGCAGATGATACAGGAACTTTACACAGTCATTTTAGGCGTCCCGGATTGAAGACCAGCTACGAAAACTAAATTCTAATGTGCAGATAAATACATCATGGCGAAAAGCCTTGTGTTGGGCAGTTGGTATTCTATCCTCTTTTTGTGGTATTTTTGCTGTTATTTATTTCAGCTAGATTGCCCTGATAGGGCACTGAGAGGCACGAGAAAGGGCATGAAATATAGTCGCCTGTCTCTTTATACTCGGAAGATAACTTAACCCCTGTTTTTATTTAACATAGTTGTAATATTTTTACCCTGGGGGGGGACTTGACAAGATTTTTGGCATGTTTTAGAATAAGATAAAATGAAAGCATACAACATGTTAAGACAACGGACATGGAGCTTGGAGACGACCATCAAGGCTTTAGAGGATTGTGAACGACAACACAGAAAATATCCCTGGGATTGTGGCTGTGATAATTGTGAAGTCCGAAGGGAATGTGTAAGGGAATTTGATTATCAAGTAAACAATCGAACAACAGGGACTTGGAAATTAGGGGCTCACAGCGAAGAAACCACAAAGAGGAAAATATCCTTATTGAGGAAATACTTAGAAAAGATTGGGAGGATTTATGGATACTTCAGAAAAGTATATAGAGATGTGCGAGAAGGCAGACGAGATACAGGATTGGAAACCCTATCGTCCTGAAAGTTTGTATTGCGTGAATCAGGATACTCGAGAGACCATATATGGGCGGTTTTTATCTTCTGTTCAGGATAAACATATCGTATGGCTGCCTCAGCAAGATGACTTACAAAAAATAGCATGGGATTATTATGATGAAGTAGAAGGTGATTTATATACCCTATATACATTCTTTCGGGGCTTTATGGAACACTATTATTGGCATAATACCTACCCATGTGAGATTTTCGATTCTTTTGAGCAACTATGGCTGGCATTTGTAATGAAGGATTGCTATAATAAAAAATGGAATGGCGAACAATGGGAGGAAGGATGGATACCAGCGAAATAATGGAGTTAGGCTTGTATGAAGCCTATCGCAACCTTATAATGAATGAGGGGATGACACGTGAGGAAGCATTAATCAAGATAGGCGAAATGAGGGATGATGTATCCGAGTGGGAAAAAATATTAGAATTAAGGAGGGAGAATAATGAATTATAGAAACCTAGAAAGCACAGAGGCTACAATAAAAAGTTACAGAGAAGCATTTAATAAAATGCTGGAATATTGCTCCAATGTAGTACCTTCCTGTAACGAGAGTAATCACAGAACTGTTCTACCCACTTGTTGGAGACCTGCACACGCTACCAAATATGATGCTGAAAAGCTACGCAAGGATGCCAATTATTTAAGTGTAACCTTTGCTCCTTTAATAGAATATGGGAAGCCTCGCTACCTAAAGGAGGGATATTGGGATTATGATAGTTTCTTTAAGGTTTCGTGGCAATTGAGAATACCATTTGAAATTTATGTATGGGAGAATGCGAGAACTGAATACCCCGACGGATTTGATGAAGATGGGAATCCTATAGGGGGAGCAAAATATACACCCCCACAAATGAAGGCATGGTGCTCACCTCAATATCTTTGCTTGGGTGAAATATCAGGCTTTCCCATGAAGTCGTGGTCATTACCCGAATGGCGAGACAAACAAGATGAAATCATAACATTTATGGATGACAACCCTAAACTCAGGGATGAATACCATAAAAAGGTTGAGCAAGCTAATCAGCATTATCACGAATGGCTAACTGAACTTAACAAGGTGGCAAATTTAACCAATGATTTCGTTGGGTTAATACCTTTATAAGAAAGAGGACAAATAATGTACAGATGCTTAAGTTGCAGACATGCTTTCTCGGATAATTCACTAGCTTATGATGAAGGGACTTTGAAATGCCCTGAATGTAAGGGTGAGGATGTTGCGGAAATCAGAGAGGATTGGGAGGTAAGGATGGATGAATGAAGACTAAGGCTCATATTCGTTATAAGAATAAAAATGGAGAGGTTAGGCCGGGGGTTACCACAATTCTCAGCAAAGCCAATTTCAAGGGTAAATATGACAACCTGATTTCTTGGGCGAACAAGAAGGGATTGGAGGGAATAGATAGCACGAAGTATAGAGACGAGGCAGGCGATATTGGGTCTTTAGCTCATGAAATGATTATGGCAGACCTCAAAGGCATAACTCTCGATACATCCGATTATTCTAAAACCCAAATAGATAAAGCTGAAAACTGTTATCTTAAATGGCTAGAGTGGCGAAAAGATAAAAAACTCTATAACTATATGGCTGAAGTGGCTTTGTTCAGCGAGAAATATCAATACGGAGGGACAATAGATTATCTGGGAATGATTGATGATTCGTATGTGGTGGGGGATTATAAGACTGGTTTTGTGGGAGTAGAGGCATACATACAGACCTGTGCTTATAGACAGCTAGCCATTGAGAATGGTTACCCTGTACCACAAAAAATAATCATTCTTGGTATTCCACGTACAGAGGATGAAATTTTCAAGGAGCAAATATATACCGATTTCGATATTGGCTGGCGTGCTTTCTTAGCAGCCAAGGAAGTTTATGACGTTGATAAATTATTAAAATAAGGAGGATATAAGTGATAGTCGAAAAAATTACTTCACAGAAACGCAAGAAAGATGACAAGCAATACTGGAGGATAGAATTTGAGGGAGATGAATATCCTCTGTTGATGTTCTCTAAACCTCAATTCTCTGAAGGTGATAATATTCCAGAAGATACATTAAAACTCGCTGGCAAAGAAGGGCAAGAATACTATACACTAAAGGAAAAGCCCAAACAAAGTAATAGAACTTATGGGAAATCACAAGAAGAGATAGCGTCAATAGAATTACAGGTA